GGGACGGCAGTTGCAGAACATGAACCAGACGGCGGATACAAAGCAACTGCTTTGAAGAACAATGCCGAGTCGCTCTCTAGAAGAGCTAACAAAGCAACAGAAGAAGCTAATTCAAAACGCTAACTAACTTAAGGAGAAGCATCATGACCGCAAAGAAAATCCAACCTGAATGGCCAGTTAACGAGCTAGGCGAGATCCTAGGAGTCGGTGGAGTCGGCACCGAAACTGTTGTTAGAAGGCTGCCGAGCAATCTGATTCCAACTGACCCAGTGACCCATAAGGTTCCTTTCGTCCTGCCACCAAAGACCCGTTCCTACACAGTTGCCACCTTACCTGCGCCAGCTACCTCCGCAGGCGTATTGGCACTGGCATCTGATGCTGCTGGTGGTCCCACTGTGGTTTACTGCGATGGAACCTACTGGAAAATCGTAGCAGTCTTAGGCGCCACGGTCTCTTAAGCTAGGTGTATAGAACTTAACTTTTGATTTGGGCCACAATATGGTATGATCGCGCTAATTTGTGGCCTTTATTTTCTCGTCCTCTCACTCATTTAGGAGCTTCTAGCAATGAAACTCAATCTCAGTCGTTCTCTCACGTTCATTGCTGCGCTGCTCTGCGCTGCAACAGCCTTTGGACAAGCCTACCCCTACACCTCCCCCGTTTACGTGCCGAATGCAGTCTTGGCGACAGCCACGTACTCGGCCCCAGCAGATCCTACCTTCACAGCTAGCGGTATCTCCACAGTTGGTGTGCGTGTTAGCGGTACTTGCACCAGCTTGGCAGCCACTCCTCAAGTTACCAATGACGGCACTAACTGGTCCACGGTAAACTTGATCCCAGTAAGCGGTGGCGCCTTAGCTTCCTCAGTGGGTGGTACTGGCTTCTGGCGAGCAAACATCAGCGGCATGACGAAGTTCCGCTTGCACATCACGACTCTTACCGCTTCCTGCAGCATCTCTATTACCGGCACCTCAGCCCCTGGCGCTTCAAACGTTGAAGCCATAGCTGATCCTTGCGCCTCCCCATCAATTGCCAAGAGCTCAGCAATCATCAATCAAGGATCGTCGGCCACTACCAAAGTTGTGGATGCAGTCTCGACCAAAGCCATTTATGTCTGCGGCTTCGTGGCAACGGCTGTGGGTACCAACCCAACCTTCACCTGGACCTCCGGCACTCACACCTCAGCTGATTGTGATACCGGTGCTGCTCTGCTGTCTGGCGCCATGAACCCAAGTGCTACTGTCGGATCGGTCAGTTATGCTTTGGGCACAACTGCTTATAAAACAGCTGCCAGCGCACAGCTCTGCTTAACCACAGCAGCTACGACCAGCGTACAAGGCGTTCTGACCTACGTGCAACAATAATCAGTTAAGCCAGTGAAAACACACGACCGCGCCAGCGACCCTTCGATCACCACCAAGTTCTACACTGTGGAGAAACTTGGTGAGAAGCAGTCCTTGACCCCTGAGGGCTTTCTGCTTTGCGCAGAGGTCCCAGTGGCACGGACTGGCACGATGATCTACGGTCCTGGTGAGGTGCCAATCGCCCCTGGCCGTGACGGTATCGTCAAGATCAGTCGTGATGAGGATGAAGTTTTCCGTCCTGAGTACTTGGCAAGCTTCGTGGGAAAGCCTGTCGTTGATGAGCATCCTCAAGATGACATCAACCCAGAGAATTGGAAAGACCTGGCCATCGGCACCGTCTTGAATCCACGACGCGGCACAGGTTTCCAATCTGACCTGCTGATCGTGGATTTTCTTATCACCACTCCCGAGGGCATTGAGCTAGTGCGTACTGGGAAGCGTGAGGTGTCTGTGGGTTACACTGCGGACTATGAGGAAACAGGCCCAGGTGAAGGTCGGCAGTACAACATGATCGCCAACCATGTTGCTTTAGTTGATGCCGGTCGATGCGGATCGCGTTGTGCCATCGGTGACAATGATAGTCAAGTTAATTTAACAGGAGATTCTGAAATGAAGACCAAGAATGCAAAGAAGTGGTATGACCGGGCGTTGGATTCTCTGCGCAAAGCTATCGCTTCGAAGGATGCTGAGCAGATCGAGAAAGCCATGGATGAAGCTGAACGCGCCAAGGACGAGGCAGAAGCCTCGGAAGAGGGCTCGGGCAGCACCCACGTTCACGTTCACACCCCTGAGGTGAAAGACTCGGATGAGGAGCTGCAAGCTCACATCGAGAAGAACGACAAGGAGCATCAGGAGTTCCGTGATGCTATCGCTGAGCTGAATGAAAAGGTCAGTGCCTTGACTCCTAAGCAAGAAGAAGGTGCAGCTGCCGATTCTGAGGCTGAAAAAGCTTTGGAAAAAGGCGTTGAGGACGACTTGATGGAAGAAGCTCCACCTGGCACCCAAGACAAAGCTCGCAAAGCTCGTGATAGCGCTTACTTGGGCGAATCTTTCCAAGAAACAGTTGCGCAAGCTGAGATCCTGGTTCCTGGCATTCGCGTGCCGACCTACGATCGTGCAGCTAACCCGAAGGTAACTTTGGACAGCATTTGCAAGCTTCGTCGCAAAGCTTTGGATTTGGCTTATGCCCAGCCTGAAGGCCGCGGCTTCATCGATGAGGTCCATGGTAAAGCTTTGGATCTTGAGAACATGACTTGCAGTGCTGTTCGCTCACTGTTCCGTAGTACCGTAGCTTTGAAGAAAGCTGCAAACAACAAAGGAAGCCACGCAACTGGCGATGATGCAATCCGCAATACAGGCGCGGGAATGGGTGCAAGAGTATCAATTGCGGACATCAACGAACGCAATCGTAAGTACTACGAATCCCAAAATATTTAATTGACCTATTCCTTCAAGGAGAAAATGATGAGCAAACGTATTCGGGCAATGACGCATGACGTCGCCTACACCTATCGCATGGGCGCTGGCTTTCCAGGTGATGTGAACCGCACCCACCCAGCTGAGATCGAAGCAGCTTTGATTGACTCGACCGCTGGTCACGCCATTGCTGCTTATGGTAACGCTTGTGTGCTGGACGGTACCACTTTCAAGGCTCGAGGCTACATCGCTGCTGATGCTTCGGACTCGGTCGTGTCGATCCCCTTCGGCGCCTTGGTTCGTTCGTTCCCGTTCCAAGCACCGGCTGGCTCGTCAAACGCTGCTCAGGGCTTGGGTGCTGCAACGCCTCCAACCTCTGGTTTGGCTGACTTCTTGCGCTCAGGCTTGATCATGGCTCAACTGAACGTCGGTTCAACAGCGCCTAACAAAGGTGGCCGTGTCTACATCTGGTGTGCTGCCACTTCTGGCAATCACATCCAGGGCGGTTATGAGACCGCAGCTTCTGCCGGTAATACGGTTGAGCTCGATCCACGCTTCACATTCAACGGTGGCATGGATGCAAATTCCGTCGCCGAAATTTCCTTCAACGTTTAATCCGCGAACTAGAGAGGTGACATCATGAAACAAGCAACATTGCCACAAAAGCGGCCTCTGGTTCGTGCGATGACGCACGACCACGCCATTACCTATGACCAAGCGAATGCCATGCGCGTTTACGACGGTCAGATGAACCACATGGGCGTCCCATTTGGCTTCTCGGTACAAGCTGCCCCGTATCGTACCAATGACGGTCAACTGAAAAATCATCGCGTGTATGACTCGACTGGTGCCTTCCTGGTTGGTGAGTTAGAGCGCTTGGATCAAAAGCTCCATGAGCCGCTGGCTGATGTTACCTGGGGCCGCGACATCGATCTGCGTGAGGACGTCTCGATCGCTGATGAAGTCTCCAGCTTTACACTGAGCTCCTACGCTTCGGCTGGTGGTTTGGGTTCCGGTCAAGGCATCGGCAACGGTAAAGCTTGGATGGGCAAGTCCACTGACCAAGTGACAGGTATCGGCCTGGATATCGGCAAGATCCCACATCCATTGACCCCATGGGGCATGGAGCTGAAGTACACGATCCTTGAACTTGAATCAGCAGCGAAGCTTGGCCGCCCAGTGGATCAGCAAAAGTTTGCTGGTTTGCAATTGAAGTATCAGATGGACGTTGATGAGCAAGTCTACATCGGCGACACCTCCTTGGGCCTGACTGGCTTGGTAAACTCTGACCTGGTGACAAACGTGAACAACGTGGTTGCTGGTGCAGCTGGTGGTACCACCTGGGCTACCAAAACCCCTGACGAGATCTTGACCGATATCAACACGGCCTTGACCAGCGTCTGGACAGCGTCTGCGTTTGCAGTGATGCCAGGTCGCATCCTGTTGCCACCTACCCAATACGGAAGCTTGGCA